GTTCAAAAGGAAACTCGCTCCACGTATAATTACAGACGCCGCGCCTTACTTTTAGGTAATAATGATAATCTTCTTCAACTTTTCGCTTATCAATAGCAACTTGCCAGGGGTAAATTGATTCCAACTGGAGGAACTGATCGTCATACGGCTGCTCAATGTTCAGGTTCATCCCGCTAGAGGATGCGCTGAAAGTGTACCCTGCTCCTGGCTGAATCTTAGACATAGAGATTAGGGGGCAGGAACGTAGACCTGATCGCTCCATCCGACGCGCGAGTAGCGGACCTCGTACATCACTTTAACTAGCTCCCCGAAGTCATCAAAGTTAACTTGTGATAGAAGCAACTGGTCAAACCCAGACCCAGCCGCCGTAAAGGTGGTGCCAAGATAGGTTGGAATAATTTCTGGGAGATTCCCGTTCCAGTCGTTGGTGCTAGAGGTGACACCTAGATAATTCTGAAATGCCTGAACATAGGCATTGTCTTTATTAATATATAGAAAACCGCTATAAGAAGTCGTCGATGCCAGGTATTGGGTCTTCCCGTATAAAGTTGGGAAGTCTGGGTCAATGAATCCAACGAAGCGGCCACCTTCTACGTTTTCAAAACAGGCGCCACTTTCGCCAATCCAGCCCTTAACTTTATTGGGCTTGCCGGTGATTGGGTCAAGGCCGGTGACGAGGGGCGAATAGGCCTCCTGCGTATATACTTTTCCAGCAATGACGCCACCCGTATATGCCGCATCTGCTTCAAAGAAATTAGGGTGAGAAGTGATGTTCTCAGCGGTCAGTCCGTTTGACGCGTTAACCTGCGGATTGGTATATTCGCCACCGTTTACATCCGGGGAGATACCGATGAAGTCGCAGTTCTGGGACTGGATGCCTAAGACGTCGAAGGTGGCCGTTTGCTTATGCAGTAAGCAATAGTTGTAAGCGGCAACGACGAACGGATCTCCGCGCACAAAGTCGAAGGTGGACGCCTTGTCCGTCTTGAAGGTAGCGTTAAGCGTACGCAGGCCGTAGCCGTCGTCGGTTAGTTTCCATCCTGGTTGAAGGATGAAATCGGTTAAAGTGTCTCCGTTATCGATGCGTGCCATAGGTATAGATTATTCTGGAATGTATCCTCTCCCAGGATACCTACTTGCAGGCTCTTTCGTAAAGTCAGCGCTAGGGGGCTGACCCTTGTCAGCAATCTGCTGGAGCAAGGCGGTTTGGAGTTGCTGCTCTTCGAGCTGACGAGTCATAGCCTCGAGCACCGGGTTAGCGCCGACGCCAATGACGTTAGAGAAGCCAGTAGGGGCGATGTAATCCTTCCCGGTAGTCATTCCCTTCGCTTCAGGTGCTAATAACTCTTGAACCTTTTTTTGTATTTCAGGGTCTTCACTTGCTTTCTTAATGGCAGATTTTGTGGTTCTTGCTCCAGCACTAAAATAACCAGATTCTTCAAGTAATTTTTTAGCACGCGGATCATCTGATTTCAAAAATCCTTTAGTAGTTTCTTCACGCTGGATTTTTGCGGCTTCAACCTGTGCTTTTGATTCTTTCTCGTTTTGTGTTTTGTTTGCCCAGTAACGATCTTCCGCAGACATCAAATTATTTGTTCCATCAATAGCAGATTGGTTTGCATCTTCACGCTTCTTTTGAGCGTCTTGAATCATTTTAGTGAATAATCCAATCGCAGCAGATACCAGCGCCATAGGCCCAAGGAACGATAGGAAGATGTCTTTAAATGCTCCCTTGAACTTAGCGCCAATGCCTTCAACCTGCTTTTCAAAAGAGGTTGCGGCCTGCTTGGTCTTGTCGACTACCGCGGGGACATCCGAGGTCGCTTTAATCTGAACTTCTAGGGATTGAGCCATCGTCGGTGGGTCGAGTTGTTGGGTCTACCTTTGCCGACCGGGCAACGGCTTCCTCCGTGAGTTTCATCCAGTCCTCCTCCTCTGGCGTCATTACCTGCACATCCGCACCCTTCGATATAGCCAGGGCCGTATTGAGCCAGATGGCTTGGCACTCGGGCATCTCCCAAGCCCGTTGCTCGGGAATACCTGACGCGATCAGGTTGCTTACGATGGATAGAGGCCACGGGATACCTTTACCGTTACTTCCCTTCTTGGCCTCTTTTTCCCAGAACTTCGGCCAGTTCTGAATAAGGACATAATCGGAGAAAGTCGTAAGCAGCTGCTCGAAGCGCTTGGGGTCTTGGCGGAGCCGGAGAGCGCGCCACTGATCACGCAGGCCTAGTTTGCCAATAGGTTCCTCAGCGCAGATTTGAAGCGCAAGGATTAGGTCTTCTGGGACGGGAGGCCGCGAGCCCGTTACCAGCGGTGAATCAAAGGCTGTCAGCCGTACCCGGTACTTGAGGCACCACGGGTAAACAGTACGACCCAGCAACCTTAGGCGGCTTGGGTCGATATGGGCGTTGAGGAACCTTCTATCCACACCCCTAGACTTGTCCCAGCGTTAGCCAGGGCAAGTGGAACTTACTCGATGGACTCGTAAGAGATAGCCGTAACCGTCACCGAAGTGAATGCCTTGTTCGAACCCTTATCGTCAACCTTAGTCACTGTTCCAGAAAAAGAAGTTGAGCCGGTGGAACCGTAAGCCGAATCGGTTTTAACGGTAAAGGTAATCGTCTCGCCAAGGGCAGGAATCGTCGATGTTTTCGCAATCCCTTCAATAGTGATTTCGCTCTTACGGTCGTCCATACGGTGAGTGACCGTGAGGCCGTCTTCGTCCATCACCGTGGCATCCGCGTTGAACGAGGAAGCAATCGAGTAGGACTGCACGAATAGATCGTTTACAGTTCCAGAAACGCCATAAAGGCAGGTTACTCCGTTAGTGATGGCGGCCATTTGATTTTGCGAGGGCTGGCAACTAGGTTAGTTGGGGTTTAGGCAGGTCCATACTTCGTAGACGAAGGCCGTAGCCCAGGAGCGCTCGTCGACCCCTTCATCTTCCGAGGATACGCCGACATCATAGCAAGACGCTTTCCCATCAGTATTGAAAGCCGTTTGGATACCGTCCACATCACGCATTAAGGCCACGATGGTCGCACAGCGTACTCGGTGATCCGAGAGCGTCGTATCGTCAGCGTTTGAGAATAGGGTGATCCGTACGGAGCAGATATAGTTTCCAGCCGGGTCTCCCAGCTGAGGCATCGGACGGGCCGAGTCGCAGAGGACAACCGCCTTGGGCATCACATTGATGTCGTTGCTGTCACCCGTGTAGACGGCCACACCAGAAAGGCCAGAGTCAGCACCTAGGTAAGAGGCAAAGACACCCTCAGCGACTTGACGGATGGAGTAGGTATTAGGGGCGGGGGGGGTTGGCATTGGTTTAACGGATTGCTCCAGAGTTAAAGTTATTGGCGTCTCGGTCGACGAGCTGCTGTAAGTCTCTTTCTATGCGTGCGACGGCATTTCCGTACATCTTAGCCTCTACGCTATTACGCGAAGCCACATCGTCAGAGTTTCCAATCATATTCCCAAACCGAAGGTTTATGGCCGTTGCGCTAGAATAGAGACTCTGCGTGTTATTCCCGGAGAACTTCTTAACATACGCGGCCACACCCTTACGGCCAAAGTTCTGGTCAACGCCTTTCTTCTTAGGCTTGGGAAGGGCTTCGATAACATTCCACCAAGCCGACTTAAGTTTACCTACCTCCTCCTGACGTAGTTTGATATATGACTTTAAGACACCTTTAGACTTCACAAGGAACTTCCCGAGATAATCACCGCGGCCTGTTTCAATCTTCGTCTTACCTTGACGGCTTAAGCGCTTATATCGGTTATGCACCGTCGCTAGGTCGTCGATAGGCAGATTCATAGGCCGAATCTGTACCTTGTTAAAGAAGTTCTGGGCTTTCTTATACGCCCGTTGCTCGTCACCATCTGCAACGAACTTATTAGCCAGGACAGACTCAAAAGCGATAGTGCGGTCAGCGATAGCCTTGCGGGCTTGGTTAAAGCCAGAGAAGTCTCGCATCTTCGCAGCTGAGGCCAGTTGGTTTAACATCATAGCCCCAGCGATACGGGTCGTATCATTCTTAGCCACGAAGAGTTGATTGATGTCTCGGGCCACCGCAGCCTTACCGACTAACTCAGCCTGCTTGGTCTCGCCACCGCCACCGCCGGCCACGAAGGGAGGTGTGAAAATGATAGCGTCTCGGCACATCAAGGCCGCCTCGCGTAAGGCAGTGTATTCAATCGTCCAGCCAACCTCCTTGGCAAACTCGCCCAAGGCCTTGTTGAAGGTAGCCGCGTTAGTGTGGGTCAGTCCCACGGCGCCTTACTGGGTGTCGTCGATAACGACGAGGGTGATCCAAGCGGAGCCGGGCTTATAGGTCCGGGCATTAATCCGCAAATGACGGCCACCGACTACCAATTTCTTACCAATGGCGAAATTACCGATGGGAGCCCCATCCGTGAGTGTTGGTCCAGATGCCCCAATAGACCCATCTGGGAGGCTCCAGGAGGCGTTTGTAGCGGGTAGGCGTACAGAGTGCTGGGTCTGCTCTACAAAGCCACCAGCGACGAGGGCTTGATTTTGCACCGGGTCGGAGAGCATAGCGCGGAAAGTCAGCGAGGAATCGAAGGTCGAGCCTTCAATGCCAAAGTCAGCCACCATATCCTTAGCGTCTTGCAGGAACTCCGAGTATAAACTCATACCCTTGCGGACTTAGGCAAAAAAAGACCCCCATTGCTGGGGGCCTTGTTTGAACCTTAGCTCTGCTATTAGGCAGAGAGGAGGCGGACGAGGCTCGTGGCGCGACCCTTGGCGGCTCCGAAGAGCAGCGTGGCGGTCACGTTGTAGAAGCCAGACTGCTCCTGACCCATAAGGATCTGGATGGACAGGCCACTCTGGTCGTCGGTGGCAACAGCCATATCGAAGCCAGGGATTTCGCTGTAAGGCAGACCCGAAGCAACCGCGATAGCGTCAGCACCAGCGGCGAAGCCGAGGAGGTTTTCACCGTTACCAGGGAGGGAAGTCCACTGGTAGATGTTGGAGCCAACGAGCTGACCAATCTTGCCAGTCGCGATGACCGGGGATTCGAGACCGCGGACGCCGATGATTGAGGTATCGGTGAGGAGGTCGTTAGCATAACCAGCGCTCAGAACGAACGAGCGAGGGTCGCCAGCCTTAGCGGCATCGAGCTTAGCCTTCTGGCCCACGACTTCAGCGTAGGAGAGGTTAGCACCAGTGACGGTGTTGGTAGCGTAGTTGGCGTTGGTGATCAGAGCACCGACTTCACCGAGACAGGCTTCAGCGATAGCAACCGCGGCCGTAGGGGTGAAAGCGTTGACCAGGTACTGGGCGCCGTACGACTTAACC